ATGGTATTTTCAGCGAAGATGCTTGGGCATTATATGCAGCTTGCACAGGAAAAGTAATCGAAGAGCCAGTTGTTGTTGAAGAACCAGTTGTTGTTGAAGAACCAGTTATTGAGGAACCAGTTGTTGAAGAACCAGTTATTGAAGAGATATCAGTATTTGCTGTTGAATATATTGCAGCATATATGAACTCAGATGACGAATATTTGAGCACTGAAGAAGAGGAATCAGATGAAGAGGAATCAGAAGAAGAGGAATCAGAAGAGGAATCAAAACAATATGATTCAGCAGAAGATGACGATTTGATCTTGTTAGACGGAAAATTGAACCAAACCGCAGGATATTTAGAGAATACAGCAGAGGATGATGAAAAGAGAGATTTTGAATATGAACAAACACCAATCTGTTTACCAAAGGTAGAGGAACCAATCTCATTGAGATTCCAAGCACCTAAACGATCAGTAGCAACAACCAATGTATTCACATCCACTTTAGTAGTTGCACCATTACAGGCAGCACCATTACAAGCAGCACCATTACAAGATTCACCATTACAGGACTCACCATTACAAGATTCATACAAAAATGATCGTACACTAGGACATAAAACACAATCATCAGGAACAGGATTATTAATGAACAACCCATATGCAGTAGACCAAACAGTATATGCAGCAGCCCAATCAATAGGAGGAGGTTACAAAATACCAGCTTCATCATCAGGAGGAGGATTATTAATGAACAACCCATATGCAATAGACCAAACAGTATATGCATCAGCCCAATCAATAGGAGGAGGTTACAAAATACCAGCTTTCAAATACGAAAAACCAGCAAAGAAAGTAGAAGAGAAAAAGAACGTATCATTAGATATGATCAGTACAGTTAAGCAAGTGTCAACTAAAGCATTTTTCAGTTTCTTCTAAGTATATATAACCCAGTAATCTAAGCCCCTAACGAGTGTTTTATCAATACTCTGATGGGGCTTATTTTGCGTTAAGTGAACCCTATTATGACATTCCAACGTCGTAGCAGGGTTTATTTTACGTTTGTTTATAAATTACATTAAGCCCTATTATGACATTATAACGTCGTAACAGGGCTTAGTTTTAGATTAATATTATAGTTTATTATACATGTTCTTATTGATACAAAACATATACTGGTTCCTTATTTTATTTGGATTATTTATAACAATAGTTGGTTATTATGAATGGGAGATTAAGAAAATAACAACACCAAAAGTAGTATATAAATTTTTCCAGCATACACCTGAAGAAGGATACAAAACAGAACAACCTTACCTATATAATAAATTTTCAGATCTATTTTTACAAAGACCTATACTAGGTTAAAAGTTAGTTACCATGAAAAACTCCTTAGCAAACGCCAATTCTTTTAATGATAACCTTTCACGTTCTTTTCTTGTATATCTAAGTGAAGATAACCATTGTATCCTATTAGTTACCATATCATATAAAATTTCATATGGTACACTTATTTTAGAATGTCTTCTACGTTCCATCATATATAGCTTATACCAATACGTCTGTTCCATTTTATCAACACATAAATCTAAATTATGAGGTAATATATATCCTTTATCTCTAAACCATTGTATTAGTACACCTTTTTCTGTTTTAACTGGATACAATGATTCAGAAGAACTTTCTATAGCTGTTTTATACATTTTTCTTCGTATATGTCTTTTAGTATCTAGTACAGTATCAAATGTCATTATATAATTAATAAGATCTAAAGGTATACGTTTTCCTGTAGCAGAATCTAATATCTTTCCTTTTTCTTTTTGCTTGTATTCTATTATTTTATGCATGATATCTTTCTTTTTAATTAATGACCTAGATATTGAAGGTAATTCAATACCAAAATTATAACAATAATCAACTAACGTAGGTACAGATTCTTCTTGTACAAATAACACATGATGATACTTACGAATATTACTCTCTAGTCTTACTTTTATAGATTTTGTACGTAATAACATTGTATATATATGTATATATCTTTATAGGGTTAAAACGAAATATTTCTAGTTATATTTTCTTTGGTTGTTATTAAATATACAAATGAAAGTGTTTTTCATTGCATTTGGTATAATGTGTATGCTGTATTTATATAAGAACTCATATAACCTATCAGAAGCATACTGGTCACATAATGATACTAAAAATTTACAAAATAATATTATTACTCCTGTTATGTATTCTTTATTCCGTAAATCAATCGGATGATTTTTTCTTTTTAGGTCTTCCTCTTTTTTTCTTAACAGATGATTCTTCTTCATCCTTTTTACCATCATCTTTTTTACTCTCTTCTTCCTTTTTTTCTTCCTTATCCTCTTCTTCTACGTCTTCAAAATCATCTTCTTCTTCGTCCTCTTCTTCTTCTTCTTTTTTATCTTCTTTTTTGTCTTCTTTTTTGTCTTCATTCTGTCCATTTAAATATGGGCATTTAGAAAATAATACTTTCAACCCTGTTAGAGATTTATTTTGATATTCTAATAAATCTTTAATAACACTTCCCATTTTTTCTAATTTTTTCTTTTCTTTGTAAGCCATATATGCAAACGATATTAAAGTCACTAAGGCCAAAAATGATAATATACATGAAATACGATCAAAAGGAATAATTTGTCTTACGCCTCTTCCACAAACTGAAGGTAACATTGCTATATATAAAAACAATGTATCACAATCTCTAAGTAAAGATAAAATTGGGTTGAAATTATAATGACATTAAAACTTTGTTGGTGTGAGTTTGAAAAAAAAATATATGTAGCAGCTATGATATTAACAACTGTTATGCTTGTGATTAGATTAATTTGTTGTGTACATTTAAGATGGATTGAGAAAGAATTCGAAGACAATATAACTGATATGCTTCAAGACATCTCTACTGATTATATTTACCATAAAAAACCACACGTAGAAGAAATTGTCCGTGTACCAATTATTTAATGATATATTATATATCAAATATGCCCACTTTTGATCAAAAGGTTACATCCATATTCATGGAACTTATGAGTAATATATGGGATGCATATAAAGATCCAAGACATGTAGGTAAAATTTGGCGTATACATTCAGCTGTTCTTATATTTACATTTTGGATATCATATGGTGTTAAGTTTATTTATTTGCTTATCAAGAATAAATACTATGATAAAAGTGGAGAAACAAAGTTCTATCCATTAACTTATTCGTGGGTTGTAAATTTATTTATACTTACAGTTGTATTTTTTATTGATTTTAACGAAAGATGTAAAGGTAAATTTTTATTAGGAACAAGTTTAATGGAATGTGCTTTGACAATAATTCCATTGTATTTAATATGGAGGCTTATTATCAGTATTCGTTTTTGGAAGATATCAAAAAGAAAAATGCGCAATAATTTACCAGGATTTGGAGAACTAATATATGGTCTTTTTGATGGTGCACTTTTATATGGATTATTTAATGTAACTATGAACTTCCGTACTAAATATAAATGGGTAAAATGTGAGGAAAAGGGAACAGGTGAACGTGAATTAAAAAACTTTAAAGAAAGTGAAATTAAACGAACAAAAAAACTAAGTCATAACATGGTTTTCGAAGGTGATTATACATGGGGGGATCCAACTATAGTTAATTATACACGTAAGACTAAAGTAAGTAGCGTACAAAACAAATAATTGTCAACATTATACAATGGGTAACGACTTTCAAGCTTCATTTTCAGAAAGCGTTGATAATTTTTATAATGATATTAAACTTGTCTTTAAAAAGCCTAATTTGATAGTAAGTAATTACTCTTTCCCATCCTTTTTTACATTTCTGGTAATTTTACTCCCTGAGATATATTTGAGTAATATTGGTATACAATACGCTGTCCAGATAATTAGTTTACAGATAATATTTATAATAGATCAATACTTGTACTGTAACTCCAAAGGATTTCCTAAGCCTAATTTTGATAATATAGTAAAGGATGGATCAGTTACAGTAGTACCCATCTGGATAATTATTCTTTTATTAAAAACAACAACTGAAACCCTCGGTAAATATAAAGGTAACAAGATAAAAGAGTTTACTGGTTCTGTGCTTCTTTCTGTTGTATTATTCTTTTTATATAACTGGACAAGCAATTTTAGAAAAACATTTGGGTATGATACATGTCAGACAGTAACAGATTTAGACATACAACGTAAAACATATAACACTGATATAGAGGCAGTTCTAAATGATAAATATAAGATGTTTGAACACACGAACTCTCAACGCACATATGAGGATATAAATAAATCTAAATCAACAGCTATAGTCACAACTACTATTTTATCAACGGATGGTGGTTTAGTTCCTACCAATTTAAAAGTAACATCTGACAGAGAGAATTACACAGATTTAGACAAGATGAAATATTATGAAAGCAATAAAAAAAAAGAAACAAGTAGAGCACATAAAAGAAAAGATTCAGATGATGATACAGAAATAGGTTCAATAGTATTGATAATATTATTCACTATAAGTTGGCTTATAGGTATACTTGTTATTTTGAAAGTGATTCATAAAAAATTGATGGATAATATTAATGATAGTAAAAATGCAAAAAAAGAACCAACTGAGGAACAGAAAACTGCATCACAAAAGCAAAGACAAGAATTTAACAGTTTGACTAGTGAAGTTTCAAAATTAAATGAAAATATTGTACAATTCAGAGGTGCTTTAAATGGAGGAAGAGGAGGAGGCGCAGGAAGAGGTGGAGGAAGAGGTGGAGGAGGCGCAGGAAGAGGTGGAGGCGCAAGAAGAAGAGGTGGAGCAAGAAGAGGAAGGGGTGGAAGAAGAGGAAGAAGAGGAAGAGGAGGAAGATAATAGTTGTTCTACTTATAAACAATGGGCAAAACTAATAAGATTGATACAATAAAAGAATTTATAATAAAAGTACTTATTGATCCATTCCATGATCTTTTTGTACATTTTAAACTACTACCTAAGTCTAGCGAACATTTTGATTCATTTGGATCAGATGAAGATGAAGAAGAAAAGTGTCCTCCTAATTTTACATATGATGATCTACGTTATTACCAAACAAAAGACTCCCGTCGTGTAACAAAAGTATATCTAATATTAGCAATTACATTCTTATGTTGTGCAATACTAATTGGTATGATAATATTAATATATTGTAAAATGAACTGATTTATTTGTCAAATATATATGTAATCACTATATAATGCTTAAATCATTCGTTGTTGACATAGAAAAAACAGTCTATGAACCTAAAAATATATTCTCTCATTACTCAATGACATCTTTACCAATTTTATTCATACATATACTTCCTCATGCATTATTCCAATTTAAAATTTTTGACCCTACAGCTACTATTTTTCCTATATATGTGATATATTTTATGCCTGAGTTTTTATTGCTCTGTATAGTATTTTTAATAGATAACTGGGATGATTGTGATTACGTAATAGGTACAGCAATTGACTGTATAGCTCAAAGTTCATCGGTGTGGTCATCTACAGAGACTTTATTACTTCCGTATTATTATTTTTACGGTTTAAACTACACGTTTCCTTTAATGCTGGTGAAAGGTATTTTATCATTTTTAGGATACAATTGGTATAATAACTTCCGCTGGTACTATGCATGGGATCAATGTAAAAAGACAATACATGACTTTAAAATAAGAGACAGTAAAGAGGATTACGTAGATTTATATTTAAAGAAAGCAGAAGATATTCTTACCAAACCTGACTACGAAGAGATAGTCCCATTTGAAGCAAATATTATAGATGAAAGAGCAAAATGGACTATAGTTGATGATGATGAAACTCAGAATGAAAAGAATATAGATGTTTTACAAGACATTGGTGCAGACTCATTATTATAATTTATTACTTAGAGGCACCTCTCCAGAATTTATCATCATATAATACCTCTAAGCATGTTTCTAATTCAATTTTCATCATATCAAGCGATAAGTTACCTGATAATGATATACGATTATTTCTCTTTGTTTTTTTATTCACTGCTCTTACCAGCAGTTTTCTTTCATGATAGCCACTATTTATAAATGCGTTGTATACCTGTAGTACAAGATCATAATTCTTTTTGTATACTTTGGCAACAGCTCTTGCTAGTTTATTTCTATAATTCTTGGTAACAAATTTCCATCCTATAGCATCTCTAAGACTTCCAAGGAATTGTTCAGGTTTCATTCCAGACATATCAAAATCATGTTCTTCATCAAGTTGTATAAAAACTCCATCAACTTTTCCCCATACAGAGTTTATATGATCAACAAGTTGTGGAGCAGGCATAGCATATTTTGTAACAAACATACAATGTATATTATGTGTATGACATAGCTGTCGTAAATTCATATTAACTAATTCAAACTTATTTGGATCAATGATAGTCTCTATATCAGTTGATGTACCGAATTGTTTAAACTCACTTATTGTTTGTTGTAACTCCTCATCTTCTATTAAAAAATATACATAAGAAAAATTACTTAAAACTGTATAGCACACATCATTCCATTCAGATGCTATAACGATAGCTTTTGATGTTTTAGCATTTATTGCGAAACTCATTGTTATATCTTCTATATCGTCAACTATATCCTTTGTTTTGTTTAACCAACGCATTACATTATCAACCTGTGATAAATCTTCCATAATAATATTATTTGGGTCAAGCACATCAACTCTTCCTATTTGGTTCAGATTTAGATTTGTAAAGTCCATTGAGTCATTATTTTTTCCTTCTAAATTTTCAAATACTCCACCTTCATTATCAATATAGAAGTTCAAATTGCCATCTTGTATTTTACCTTGCACGATCTGTTTCTGTATATCTTGATCATCTGTAGTATTCCAGTAAAATATATAATCTAATTCGGCGTCTGTTTTGAAACATGGCATATTAACCTTTGAATAAGGTAATGAACAATCAATAGAAACCTTCTTTAATACATCTAATATTAAATTAGTTTTGACTTCCTTTTCCTTAGCTTTATTCCATATAAATGATTCTAATGAATCTTTCTCTAATCTTGATTTAAATTCAGTTAATGTCTCTTCACCTATTTTTCTTGTATGATTACAATAAGCTATATAATGGAATACATTTACAATTTTAGTATTATCTAATCTTAATGATTCTTCGAGTCTTAAATCAGTAAACTCATCAGCAGCTAAATCATCATGAGAGCACATTCTTATTCCTCTTCCAGAAACTTGCTTTTGAACTATCATATTCCACCAAGGTTCTAATATATGAACTTGTCTTACATGTTTTAAACTTATTCCCTCTTTACCAGCTCCGGTGATAAGTATGACTTTAATAATACTTCCATCTTTATTCTCAGGTGAGTTCCAAATATTTATATTTTCTTGTAGTTTCTCTCTTCCAGTGAATAAAATATATTTTAATGCATCTGTGTCTCTATTTGAATTTTTGTATTTCATATATCCATTTTGTTGTAATGTTAATTCAAATAATGCTATTCCATATATTCCATTTAATCGTGAATATACAATAACTGGTCCTTTTGATACAGACAATCTTGCAAAAATATGATAGAATTTAATTGATATATTTTTCAAATCATTATTAAATGCTAATGGTTTATCATCATTGTTTAGTGCTTGTAATATAAACTTGCCATGAACTGAATCAATATTACTAGATGCTTTTATATATCTGTTAGTGTTATCTATAGGTAGTGGATGTTGAAAGTCTATTGGTTTACCATTTTTCCTCTTTGCTAATACTTCTCTCTCTTCAGACAACCAACTCGGAAATACAGCATTTGATGCTTTTATAAATAGCAATTGTTCAGTTGAATATTTCTTTGATTCTTTTTTCATTTGCCTTTGCTTTGCAGCTCTATTTTTGCTAGAAATACCTTTGGCAATCATATAACCCTCAGTTTGATCATTAGATAGTCTAACTCTAACAACGTCATGTGTACTTTTAGCATATAGATTATTATCTGAATGTTCATAATATGATACAATCCCAACTAATCTTCGTGCTAACATTTTTTCATTTATTAACTTCTCAGTATTAGAACCATCAAAGAATAAGTTATCAAAAGCTATAGGATCAAGATCAAACTTCAAATGATCCTTATTAGGTATCTTTCCGCGTATAATATTAGCTAATATAGCTAATTCGAATGGTCTATTTACTAATGGTGTAGCAGATAAACCTATAAGAGTAGAGTTTCCTCTTTCAATTAACAATGTGTAAAAAATAGGTAATGGTGCAGTTATATCTTCCATTATAGCATTAGTAATAGAGGATACAACATTATGTATCTCATCTACAACAATTGTACAGTCAGCTAATATTTTATCATTTTTGCCAGTTATTTGTTGTAGTCTGCTTACTCTATATTTATCTGATGAGTTATGTGATATAATATGAAAATTAGAATCATCAGATAATCTATCTATCATTGCTCTTTTGTTTTTATTTTTATGAAATTCAAGTATATCTATCACTTCATCTTGAAACGGTTTCCAATTTTTATTAACAGGAAATGCAGCTATTTCTTTTAACCATGGATCCTCGATTAAACTAGCAGGACATAATACAACTGCTTTTTCATTTTCACTTATATTACATATCTCCTGTAACATACCTAATGCAGTTCTTGTTTTACCAGTACCAACTCCATGATATATAAGTATTCCGTTAGTGAATGGTGATTTTTTAATGACAGCAGCATATTTCTGCAAAAACATCTGATATTTAAACTGTCTATTAACTTCAAAATTATCAACGTGTTTTAATTCACTACATTCCTTTACTTCAAAGTCTTGTATTTCAACATTATCTTTCATCTCCTGTATTATTATTTCTTTTTGCAAGTCTACTTCTTCTTTAAACATTATGCTTATTTTCTATATATATATATTTTATAATGAATTTGAAACAATCTACTACGCTTGATATTCATCACAGATTAAAGATAATAGAGTTCGCAAAAGATGATAAAAAAATTTTAAAGTTGTCAAAAAAGAAAAGCACTAAGAAAACGAAAGCTAAGGCAGTAATGAATAAAATAAACAATCTAGAGAAAAAAAAATTAGACTATTATTTACTTGTTATGGATATTCTTATTCAATATTATGATGTATCTAAACCAGTGAATACAAATGCTTTGGAAGTTGTGAATAAACATCAAGGTAAAACATTAAATGATTTTGTAAATAAAAAAAATATGAAGGAGAAAGAAACACTATACAAGGAATATATGTGGAGATTACATAAAAATAAAACATCATTTGGTATGAACAACAATAGGAAAAAGAAATCAATATGCAAAGATTGTAATATCAATATGTCAGTTGATTTGTTTACAAGCATTTACATATGTAAAAAATGCGGTTCAATAAGTAAATATTTTACAGAGACAGATAAAATACCATATGTTAACGAAGCATTAATAGAAGGCAATCATTTTTCTTACAGGCGTTATGATCATTTTGTTGACTGGCTTAGTAAATTCCAAAAGGATAAAAAATCCAAGATACCTAAATCAATTATTGATCTTGTAAAAAATGAACTTGATAAGATAAAAAATAAAGATGATCGTAATATAAACAACGAAACTATTCTACAAATATTAAAAAAGACAGGTAATACTAAATATAACAATTTAATACATGAGATCATTAATCGTATAACAAATAAACCTGTACCTCGTTTACCTGTATCTATACAAGAAAAGATGAAAATCATGTTTAAAAAGACCCAGAAACCATTTGAGAATGTATGTCCTAAAACACGTACGAACTTTCTTAGTTATTCATATGTGATTCGTAAGTTTTTAGAAATCTTGAATCAGTATCAATATATTGAATATTTCCCTCTGCTCAAATCAAGGGAGAAACTTTATTCCCAGGATATGATATGGAAATCAATGTGTCATCAATTAAATTGGAAGTATAATCCATCTATATAACCAATGGTCTAGCACGAGGGAATGCATGGCGTGTTATTTCTTTTGGTGAGTATTTATATTCTTTCAAATCAGTATTCGCATTTTCATTTGTACGTCTAAATACTACACTTGGGTTATTTTTATGATATGTATTATATTTTTTTTCACTGTTTCTTATACTTTCTGCGAGTACAACATCCCATTCATCTTTATTATAAAATTTTGATAAAACTCTATACACTATCACGCAACTGACTATACTCAGAATTATAAAAAAACCTAGTATATACCAAAATATTTGAAAATCACAGTAATAGTCCATTATATATTTTGTTATATTTCAGTATCATTTTTTGCATCCCATGAAGCATTCACGCTTATAATATTATTAAATAGCTTTCTATTCTGTGTATTGTAACTATCCACATAGTTAGCAAATCCAATAGTGAACAATGTAACGACAATAAAACTTTGTACAGCTATACAAACAGTGGTTGCCCTAAAAATCATATATTGACACTTATCCATTATTTTATATATACAATAATACAATATTAATATATCCTTGGTACTTCATCATCAAGTTCTTCTTGAATCCTTTGTATTCGATAATTATACCTTTTTATATCACTGAGTGCTTTTTCATAATTTATCATATTTTCTTCTAATAATAATTTAGTTTCATATAAACTCATTTTGTGCTGTAATTGATTATCTTTTTGTTTTATTCTACTATCCAGTATTTTTATTGCATCTTTATAACCACGCATAGATGGATGTACACGCTTATTTAATTTCACTATATTTTCGTCATGTTTCATAAACTCACTCATCTCTTTAATCTTTCTTTTTCTGAATCTTAGTAATTTTTTTTGTATCCTTTCATCAGAATTCATATCGTAATAATCTTCTAACGTAGTACTTGGATCTTTGTTCTGATAATGCACTACTGGTGGAGGAGATAATTCACCATCATTCATAAATATTTCAGGTTCAGGTGGATATGAATAGGTATTTCTATTATTCTTCCATTTATATAACCTTTGTAAAGATGAATCTAGATATCTATGATCAGATGTACTCCCTCCTAAACATATTTCCATTTTTTTCTTTTGTTTCCCAAGCCATTTATCTCTAGTTATATTGATATTATTTAAAAACTGTAATAAAATACCTCTTTTATCTTCTCTTAACTGTCTTCTTTCCATTAAATATAACTTTACTATATATATGATTTCAATCTTATTTAATAGTAGTTTTACAATGAATAAGATAATGAACAAATAATAAAAGACCTTAAGACAATATCCATTATATTAACAAATAATGAATACTGAACAATCACAGAATGTAAATAAGGAAAATGTTGTTAGACCAACACCAATGAAAAAGAGAGAAAGAGTTTATAATAATAGTTCACAGCCTCCTCCTCCTAATGTAAAACGTAAGAAATTAATGATGTTTTACTCTAAAAACCCAGATACAATTGAAAGGATAAGTGATTATTTTTTAGAAATATATAACAAACAGTTAGAGGAAAAGAAAACAAAGAAAATCCACTTTGATTTAAATCTGTATAATGATTTAGATTCGTTTATTAATGTTAATGTGGTAAATCTTGATAAATTTGATTCATTTTCTAATGTCCAAGCTTGTCATGTGTACAGAGCGAAATTCAAGAAACGTTTTCATATAAGTACAACTAATTTTGGCAGATGGAAACAATCTATATTCCATAAAATAAGAAGGATGTGGTTTGTTCATAATTTCAGTTATCTGATACGCGAATTTAACTAAAGTCATTTATGAAAACAATATTATTTATATACAAGTACAAAAAAATGACTGACAAAAAAATCCAAGAAACAGTAGATAAACTGATAGCATCAGAGAATTTTACTGTAGTTAAAATTAAACACAACATAAACAACACATTTAATAATGAAAACATTGTAATAAGACCTACATTCTTTGATACTGATGTATTTTATTGTGAGGATTATTGCATCAAAATAAAATGTATACTAGCGTTGATTAAAAAAAAGAAACTAGCAAAACAAATGGATGATATGTTTTTCCATAGTAAACTAAAAAAAGTTATACGTGATTCATTACCTTGTGTTCCAACAGATATAAGTGATAATATTTTAAATCATATGTATGATGATAATGATTATAGTTTCAAAGTTGTTACATCATCGGGGCATGACATCCATAAAGATATGTACGTATACAGTGTTTTTTATACAACGTTGATAGTAATTGATAAAGCAAATCTTAAAATATGGAAATGGATATTAGGTACTAAACTAAATGTATATTGGGTAACAAATGAAAAAGAATTTAGAATATTAGATCGAAAAAACGAATTAAATGAATTTGATTGCGTAATAGTAGTTCATCCAAAATATCCTTTAGTTTATAGACTTGATTATCGCTGGGCAAGAGTTATAATAGAGCGACCTGTATTACCTAAAAGAAATAAGATTAAATTACCTAGTTGTAATTTTTTATGGTTATTAGCTGATCTAGATTCTCCATATTATATGAAAGAAACAATAAACAAGAACACACCCAGATACATAAATTCAACTCAATATATATTCCAGACAGACTGGAAAAAAAACGACCCATGTGCATTATTAAAGCCATTAAATGAACGTGTATTTTATAGTGACGAAGAAAGACAACTGCTTAAATGTAGAATAGACAATTCATATTATAGATGCAGTAATATATTAAAAGATATGTATCAAAATAAAAAAGAAACAATATAGTTTTCTTTCTAAACTTCTATTATATTATGGAATCTATCAGGTTTTATATATTAATTATTATAATAAGTTCGTTTGGATCAATCTATTGGGCTATTCATACAACTAAAACCACAGAGAAGTTTGTAATTAATAATAAGTTACAACCTAGATACTGGGAACGTAAATTTAAACATTTACTTTTAAAAGTAAAATCAGGTTTTGCTCCTAAGGGAAAATGGTACAATGCAGATAAAAACTTAAGCACATCAACTGAGTCTCCTTCAGTTTATTGGACATTTTTCACTCGTAATAAAACTCTATTGATCCGTTCTGATCGTTATGGTTATTTGGTCCACAATAAAAAAACAAATGACTTAGAATATAAATCAAATTGGTGGAATACTAACTTCGGAGCAGAAGAATTTCAAATAATAGACATGCCAAATGATGTTATAGGATTACGTAATAAAGCTGGTATGGTTTGTTTCAATAATGACAAGCTGTTTGTATCAGCAGATGCTAGAACTATAAAAAACTATAAAGCAACATTTGAGTTCTTTTTGTTTGATTAATTTCTTTTGTCTATTCTCTCAAATATCTCAAACTCAGCTGGATATTCTTTCTTATTTACTAATTTCTTTCCTATTATATTTATTGTATCTCTATCAGGTTGTTGTACAGTTAGGTATAAACGTTTTCTATCTTCTACGATATAATAAAGGAAGAATTTATTAGTTCCAGGTATAAGTTGAAATATTAAATCACGTGATCTAGGGCTAGGTTTATGTGATGCAATTAACTTATTATTTGCATCCATTCTAAATTGTTTAGTCATTTGCAAATCATGTATTTTTAACTTCTTATATTGTCTATATTCATCTCGTGTAACTCCTTTACTTATAGTCCATAGTGTAGTAGAAAAATAAGGAACAATTTTGAACCCATGTATTTTATCCTTTATAAAACTGTACCTTCTATGTGTATTTAAATTATGTACATGTATCTCGTATCTTTTAGGGATAGATGCTAAATCATTAGGACTAATAGTTTTAGCAACACGTTCAGAGTAAGTAGGGCTTACTGGGATATTATGTGGCTTAGGAGGAGGAGGAGGATTAATAGGTCTACCTTTCATATGTTCTGTAGTATCTAAACACACCTCTATGATAATGTATGATAATATTATCATGAATAACATGCTTATTACCATTAGATTTTTATCACCTACAGACGTTCTAAAACTTCTTAGCATTATATTATTCTTATTAAAATTTATGAAATTCAAACTTTACAGCATTAGAGCCAGGTTTACTAAATATAATAGACATATCATCTCCGTTTCCATCCCATGACAAACGTTTCATATCAGCTGTATTTTCAATATAATATCTTTTGAACAATGAATTATTATTAGGATCGGTTGGTATCAGTTTAAGTTCAGCTCCTTCCTCTTCTTTAACTAACATTATATCTTTTCCGTTCTCCGTTCCAATTGTTCCTTCGTGTGTAGTTATTTTTATTCCATAAGATGTATTTATTATAAACCATACCGAATCTTGTAAAGGCTTATTTCTTAGATATATACTTTTTTTACTACCATCATGTGCTAGCCATGTTTTATGAGCTTTAATGACAGTTCTTATGCCATATAACTTGTCTGGTTTTAAATCATGTGCACTTACTTTTTTCATTGCTTTTAGTACTGCCTCATATCTTTCAGCATTTTTTGACTTGCACAATATAAATAACCAACATGTTATAAAAAAACCAACGACAAAAAGAGTCATATATCCTTTCATTATATATTGTAAGTATATTTAAACGCAAGAAATGCCCTTATAATAGTGAATAATACCACTATATAAGAGCATTTGAAAGTAAACGCAAAATATCCCCTTGAGAAGTATTGATAAAACACTATCTAAGGGGATATTTTAAAAGAAAAGGTAGGAGATAAGATATAATCTATAAATTTAATGCAGCGAAAACCCAGAAACGGTGATAACACGAAGAACGTACCATTACTATTACTAAGAAGATTAAGTTGGAAATTCCCTTTAATTTTCTGTTGTATCGGGATGATTCTGGAACACATACAAAGATGAATGTTCTGAATAAGATTAAGAATCCGATTAAGAATACTTTCTCTAAGTGGTTCTCTAAAACATGTGAGAACATCAATGGTAATGTAACTGCATAATTACCTCCTGCTACGAATTGATGCACTGCGATTGGGGTGAAGATGTTAATAACATATAATACCGATATAAGTACTGTTCCCCGTTTGGATAATTTCTTTGGGATCACTCTTGGTAACAACATCAATACAAGTTGACAGATAAACAAGGTGGTTGATACGACTGATTTCTCATAATGGTTATCGAAAGAGAATGATAGAAAATCAGTTAATACATCAGTGGATACGCTTGTGATTTTTAACACTACTGATGGTACGTTGATATTGAAAAATACTGGGCACATAAAGATGAGAAAGAAAACCCATGAGATTACTTGAGAACCTAAAGATTTTTTGATGTTTCTCTGTCTCCCTAGGAGGTAAAAACAGAAACATGCGATGATAAACCATAAACAATCATTTTTTTGTTGTAATGCTTCCATTTGATTTTGCATACTAACAATTTCTTTGACATATACGTTTCTTAACATTTCTAATTCTTCTGCAGGATCCATTTCCATGGTGTACATGATGAATAAAGTATTAGAGAGTTAATAAGTAAAAAATTTGAGATATAATGTTTGGTAAATGTAAGTAATATATATTAGAAAAATGTTTTTACTGTTTTTTTTTTAGACTGATCTGAAATAATTATTCAAAACTATCACTAAAAAATCGTGAAGGCTACATAGATTTTTGCCAATAGACGTGATCTGCATAAACTTTAGCAAGATATTCCTTATTCAATATATTGTTATTTTTTATTCTTTTGGCTATAACTTTTTCCTTTACTGCCATCTCTCCAGAATAAGCAAACAATAAAGTACATGTTATTACCATAATAACAAACAACACGTGAAACATTTGCCTATATGTAATAACAGTATATAACGTAAAATAAGCCCCTTCAGAGTATTGATAAAACACTCTTTAGGGGCTTATATTACATGTGATTACTTACTCATATTCTGCATATAAAACGCTCATTATTAACTGAGACTTCTTATCCTTTGTATTATAACTCTTTCCTAATCCATCCAACCTTTCAAATAACTGTTTCTTATTCAATGATAATATTGTGGCTATTTGATTGGCATTAAGCTTCATATAATCTTCCTTTTCGTCTTTTAAACAGGTAAAGACTCCAGGATCTTGAAAATTCTCAGGCTCAACAAACTTTCTATAATTCTGTACATATGTTAAGATCAATTGTGCCTTTGTTTTCTTTAGAGATCTTCCATCTATTCCAATCACAACCAAATGATTACAAATCTGTGGCTTAGTCATGTCTAAAACAGACCAATCCTCTTCTTTAGTAAAAAACTCTTCAGGTCCAAATTTTGTTACAGATAATGTATCATCCTGTTTCATGTCATCATCCTCTGATTCTTTGATATCATCAGTATCAGGTTCTACAACCTTTACTTGTTCGATAACATCCTCTAATCCTTCTTTGATATCATCAGTATCAGGTTCTACAACCTTTACTTGTTTGATGTCATCTGTATCAGGTGATACTACTTCCTCTGCGTTATATATTACTTCATCCTCTGTATCAGATGATACTGCATCATACATTACTTCATCATCGGAAGAGTAATAACTTAGTGAATCGTCATCACAGCTGTGTGAACCACTATCGCTCTCGCTAATGAAATCAGTTGCATCGCTATCATATTTTTCCTCTTCAATCTCTGCCTCTTCATCATAAGTTTTTGTAATACAAGGCTCTCTAGGAATCAAATCAGTGTTTGGTGCCTCTTCGTCATAAGTTTTTGTCATACAAGGCTCTCTAGGAATCAAATCAGTGTTTTGTGCCTCTTTAGGTGCGCCATATTCAATGTAAGTTCTTGTTTTACAAGGTCTTCGAGGGATTAAATCAGTGTTTGTTACATCCTCTTCAGTATCAGATGACTCGCAATCGTTTGAAGCTAAACGGTTTTTATTTAAATAATATTCACTCCATTTTTCAGTTTGTTGGTTGTCATACTCTCTTGCTGCTTCAAACTCATCATCATCACTTGCTCCTGTATCGTAATCATAAAATTTGTTATCCTCCCAAACTTGTCTTGTCAATTCTTGCTCTTTTTGTTTGGTATTTTCGATAATTGTTACCATATCAGATGGAGAAACATTATCGCCTGTATGTGGTGGTAGTAATGACATTGCTGAGTTAATTGGAACATTGTTCATAGCAGCAATATCACTAATGGTGGCCCATGTGGATGGAAATTCATCATCAGTTGTTGTATCGTGTTGGTGATACTTTGCTTCATTTTTGATAAGTTCTACGTCAGAGTCATCATTCCACGCTGGGCAATGCATCCAGTTACCATTAGATTCAATCCAATCCATTCTCCATTGTCCTACTGGATCTTCCTTTAACATATCATCGAGTGTCTTTACTAACCATCCGGAGCATATTGAGTTACGTTCTTTCTCTTTTCTTTCTTCCTCTTTTTTCTTTCTCAATGCTCTTTTCTCCTCATCTTGTTCTCTTTTCAATGCTTTTACTTTCTTTCGTCTTTGTTTTCTTCTTCTTGTTTTTCTGCTTGCTTTCTTTACAGGCGTGTCTTCTTCAGTTGATGAGGTGATTGGTTCTTTATTATCAATAAATGTACCAATCAATGAGTCTAATATACTTACTGTTGTTTGTTGTTTATATTCTACCAATGTGTTGTAAACTGGTTTGGTTGGTGGATAATATTCTATCAATGTATTGTATACTGGTT